ATTTCCTAATGAGCTAGAACATGCTCTAGTTCTTGGTGCTAGCGCAAGATTAAAACAAAGACAAATTACGTTTTTTAACGAAGATGAAGATAGTGAAATAGTTATACTTCATCGCGCTCAGTATCAAGAATTGTTAGCAGAATATGTAAACGCGCTAGCTCCTTTCTTGAGTAAATCTGAATAGTGCCAAAACAACCATTTATAATAGAAGGATTTCACGGCGGTATTAACTCAAACACCGACCCAAGAGATATACAAAATATTGAGTCTCCTCAACTTCAAGATGTAAAAATTGACAAGCTTGGTAGATTATGCACTTTAGGTGGAGTTGATATAAATAGCTCAGACTCAAATACCTGTTCTATTCTAGCAAATCGCGGCTTATTTACAATGGCTAGTGATTTACAATTAGATGAAGGCGCTGGAAATGAAACATTTATAATCGCATATGACTCAACAAATAATAATTTTGATATAAAAGATAGTGAGGGTTGGAATCCTGCTCAAATAAGCGGTTTAGACACAACACACCCTGTTTTTTATGTTGGAGATGGAAATTTAAGAATTGGAGACGGACAATTAAATAACGCTGGTCTTTGGTTCGGCTATATAAGTGATGAAAGATTTGATGCTCTTAATGCAGATTCTGGGCCAATTGGTTGGAGAACAGAATATTCAGCAATATCATCCCCCACTCTTGGAAGATGTTTAATTTCAACTCCTTTTGCTGGCCCAGATGATACAAACACAGTAAACTCTACAAATTCAGAATATGTTGGTTCTGTTGCTGATAGCTCTTCTGACGCTGTTGCAAGAAATATGGCTGTAAATTTAAGAGTAGGTGTGCAGTTTACTGAAATATTGCCAAATACAGCATCTGATTGGGCAGGAACTAATGTAAATTTGTCTGACGACACAACGCATTTTCCTGTTTTTGGAGACAATAATGTAAAAGCAACATCAAGCTCAAGCAATGTTTTATCTATAATTACAGAAGAAAGCATAGCATATACAATATCAGAAGACGCAACATTTATTGTTGCAATATTTATAAGTTCTGCTGAATATGCAGATTTAACATTAGCAAGAATTTCTCATTTTACTTCTGGAGACGCCTCTTTTTTAGACTTTGATTTTAATAAAACTGAAATTGAGCCAGATTGTTGGAACTTTTTAGTATGTTCTTCTTCAAATATAACAAAAGGAACTGCATCGCTAGGAGACACATTTAATAAATATTTAATAAATGTTCAAGATAGCAATGGTAGCGCAGCTTCTCCTACTTATTATGTAAGCGGCCCTGTACTAAGTAAAGATGTTTCATTAACAGGATTTCAAGTAGGTACATATACGTTTTTTCATTCATATTTATATGACGATGAAAAACAAGAATCTCTTCCTTTTCTTTTTGAAGATACGGATGCAAACAATGTAAATAAAATAAAAATTGCTGGCGCACCACTTCTTTTAAATTTTGATATTTATACAAATCCATGCAATACAAGTGGGAACTATGATATAAGTAGAAGAATTACAGGTTCAAGATTATATTTTAAAGTACAGCAAAATGATAATTTTTATCTTATTGGTGAACTAGACTTTATTAATAAAGGCTTAAAATGGCTACCAGATGGAGACACAATAGCATACGCGATGGCAAATACTTTAAATACGTCTGGAACTTTTTTGAATAAAAGCTCTGTAATTAAAGGTGTTAGTCCTGCAAATGTAAATGGAGTTGATACTTTTAGAACAATAAATGGTTTTAGCGGACAGGTAAAGTCGCTTACAGCTACATATAAAACAGCAGTTGTTCATGGAAGACGTTCTTACATAGGAAATATAAAACAAATAAATAAAACTCATCCAGATAGAATTTTAAAAAGTCAAATAAATAAATTTGATGTGTTTCCAGACAATATGGGTAAAATTGATGTTGTTGTAAATGATGGAGAAAGTATTGTAAAGCTAGAAGCTTTTGCAGATAGACTCTTACAGTTTAAAGAAAAAACAATGTACATAATAAATATTGCTGAAAATATTGAATTTTTAGAAGATACATATGTAAATAAAGGCTGTGCTTTTGATTATCATGTTACAAAAACAGATTTTGGAATTGCTTGGTTTAATGAATTTGGAGTTTATTTTTATGATGGACGTTCTGTTGAGAATTTATTAGAAAAAAATGGAATAAGACTTATAAGCGAAGCTAGCTGGTCGTCTTTTATAACTGATGGAGAAGATGGTAGCTCCGATGATTCAGATATGTCGTCTGCCCACATTGGATATATTCCTAAAAAAAGACAAATTATAATTAAAAATGAAAATAAAGATATACTTCTTTATGATTTTGTTTTAAAATCATGGACAAAAGGCATAAATAAAATTACAATAAATACAAATATGACTAATTTTGCAATTGACGGAAGTCAAAATTTAATTTATTTGAGTAATACAGATTCAGATATTATGACTTTTAATCCAGAATCAACATCTAGTTCTAATTTTTCCTACAAAACAAAAGATATTGATTTTGGTCAGCCTGCAATAAGAAAAAAAATATATAGAGTTCGCTTATCTTACAAAGGTGATGCTTCAAGTTTATTAGTAAAATACAGTATTAATGGAGATACCGATACTTTATATAACTTTGAAGGCACTACAAGCGGTAAACCTACAGGAAGCGCTGATACAAGTCCTTTAGAAAATAAAAGCGGAGACATTACAACTTGGTATCATGCAGAATTAAAGCCAGCTACTTCTTCGCAAGCAAATAATATTTACAGCTTTCAATTGCATTGCGATGGCACAGTTGGCGCTACTTTTGAAATAAATGATATAACATTTATCTATAGACTTAAAAATGTAAAATAATGGCACTTACAAGAGAAGAAAGAATATTATTGCATCAAAAATCCAAGCAACCAACTTTTGGAACAGGAAAACCAGAGGCATCACAGGGGAGCAATGGAGATATATCTTTTAGGCAAGTAGAAGGTTCTGGAACTGTTCAGTATGTTAAGGCACAAGGCAACTGGGTTGCCATTGCTTCTTCTGGAGAAATGCCAGCAATCAGAAATGTTTCTGCTAGCTCAATGGGAACAAGTTCTGGCGTTACAACTCACTCATCATTAAATGGATTGCTTTCTGACGACCATACTCAATATTTACTTGTAGATGGAACAAGGGCAATGACTGGAGATTTAAGTTTGGGTGGCGGAGACGGAGCATTGCAATTTACAGTTGCTGGAGAAAATTCAATAAAAATACCAGATAATCAAGCTAGCTCATTAATTATTGAAGAAGCAGACAATGCTTATCTTACATTTGTTACAACAGATAGCGGAGAAAAAATTACATTAGGAAAAAAATTAGAAGCTGGTTCTGTAGAAATAGAAGGTAGTGCTTTTGATATAGATGGTGGAGATATATCAGCAGTAACAATAAGTGGAGACTTAACATATAGTGCCGACCAAACAGGCGTTTCAAGTTTAACTTTAGCTGATTCAAAAAATATAAATCTTACAACAGGTAATATTGTATTTACTCCTTCTACGGATGATACAGTTACTATACAGGCTGGAACAAATGGCACTCTTTCAATAACAACAGTAGATGATAATGCTAGCGCTGGAAATATTTCTATTACAGCAGATGGAACTTTTGAGGTAGATGCTACTACAGTTACGCTAGATTCTTCTGGGAATATTGTACTGTCTGCCGATGGAGACGCCATAACGATGGACGATGGTTCAACTACTAGATTTCAATTTAATGTTGATAGCACTCCAAAATTAGATATAACAGGAGAATTTATTTTAGACGGAAGCGCAGGCATAACAATAGACTCGGTAGGAGAAACAAGTATTGTTACAAATACAAATACTGTTGTAAGAGCTAGCACAACTGGAAATGTTTTTTTGCACGCTGCGTCAAATGCACCAACTGGCTACTTTGCTTCTGGAATACAAATGAAAAAAGACACATATCATTTTTCAACTGGACATGAAGATTTTAAACAGAATTTTTCAATAATAAATATATATTTAGAGCCAGATTCTGGCGATTATGAAACTTATCCTTAATAATTATGGGCGTACAAAATACAAAT